ACAAATCTTTCTGTCTTATGCCCGTTTATACAGGCAAATTCATACATTCTTCTCATTTAAGTCCTCAAATGCTCTTTCGCTGACTTGTTTCAAGTTTTTCAGCCAAATTAGTATTGAATACTCGCCTTTTCTGAATTGTAGACTTTTTTCGTCTGCAATTGTTGCAATATTATTCAAAGGCTCTATCATTTTGTCAACATCTTCCATTAAATCTATCCACCCTTGAGTGGACATCATGGAAAATCTCTCTTCGTAGTACTTCTGAAGTTCTGGATTCATTGTCTAGTCATCTGTTTTTCAACAATCTTAGCCTTGTTCTGAATATCAGCTTCTTTAAGCATCAATTCAGCAACTTTGACACGCTTATCAAACTCTCGTGAAGCCAAAGCGTCATCAGTAGGCAGGTTCTTGGTATTAGCCGCCATACTCTTTGCTTGCAACTCAATAGGCATCAATTGCGCTTCAGTCAATAACTTTTGCGCTTCAGCCTTGTTCTGCTCTGCTTGTGTAGTTTGGACTGCAATCTGAGCCTGAGCCAGTTGCATAGCCAATTGTTGTTGCATCTGAGCCGCTTGTTGAGCCTGTGGATCAGCCGTAGCCATCTTGTCTAGCATCTCAATCAATTCAAATCTGTTTGACAGAGAAGAATTAGCCATGATGCCCTTCAAAATGATAGGCAAAACAGGAGTGTTAGGGCCAAGAGTCTGCAACAAAGCGATGAACTGTTGTTGCTCATGCTCTCTAGCAATGATTCCGAGTGCTGCCGTAGGAATGAACTTCATGTCCACAGTAGGATAACGCTCTGGATCGAACTGCATATAGCGGTAGGCTGCTTTGGTGATGAAGGGGATCATAAAATCCTCTTGGAAGTTCACCAAGGTACGCTTGTATTTCTTGATAATCGAGGCAGTAGCCATCGAAATACCACCCTGACCCGCATCTCTGGAGACAGCAGTAACCATTCCCTGTGAGTCTAAAGTACCTGTTGCCATCAAAAGCATACGTTCAAACTCTTTGGCAGTTGTCAGGTTAGACCCATCTGTATTGCCGAACTTGAACGGGAACAGAATCTCATTGGGATTTCCGTTTGTCAGGATAGCTTTACCTGGCTTAACTTCAAACTTAGCACCCCTTGGTAAACGGGTAGCATCCATAGCCATCATTGGGCTAGTTGTGAGAGCCAGTGAATCTAAGTGTGAACGAACTTGGGCATCTATGGCTTTTTGTGAGTTGTAAGCCTTCTCAACAGTACCACGACCCAACAAGCGATTAGGAACTGTATCGTCCTGATAAGCAAGGATTGGGCGATCCTTCATCATGTATGGGTTCTTTTCTGCCTTCAGAAGAGTCCCATCATTGGCGATAACTACGATAGCCTCAACCAAATCGGAATACTCATCCTGAATACTGTCTTCAGGAAATAAGTCTTCTACTTCACCATTCTCTTCGTTTTCTAGTTGCTCAAGATACTCTCTAGGAACTAAACCATAGTAAGTAAGAAGTTTAACTTTATCGTCTTCGTACTGAGAGACTTCTTGTGTAGGCTCTAAGTCTGTATCCATCGAGTCAGTGCCGACCTTTACCTTGCGGTAGATGCCTTCTTCTTGACCTTTAACGATCTTGTGGATAGAGACATACTTCTCGATGGCCACACCCATACAGTCATCAATAGATGTTCCATTGGGGTCAAACAGGAAATTACGGGGGTTAACAGGAACAATCTTGACTGCAATGCGGTCTTGTTCTACGACTCCGATAGCTGCTTGTCCCATTTGACCAGGTATTGCCTGAGTAGCGGGGACAAAGACTTTCTCTGTTTTGACAACAATCTCACCGATACCAGTACCATAGATTTCTGCCAACAACTCAATCTGGTCAATAGACTTACGAATCTTATCGACTTTGAAGTCTTCCATCAGTTGTGCTTTGATGGCAGCAACATCTAGGGGGCTACCATTGACATCACGAATATCGTCCTGAATGTCAAAGAACTCACCCTGACCGAAGATGGCTTCCATGATCTCAGCATGGCGGGTCTCTACGGCTTGTTGGGTAGCGGGGGTAACGATACGGCTACGCTCGGACTCACGGGTTTTGTCTTGGGCATCCCACTCACCATTGAAGATGCGCTCGTACTCTAGCCAATCATCAAGGCAATTGACATCTCTCCAATCCCTCCACCTGTCACAATGGTTGACAACAAAGTTAACTATCTCTTTGTCTGAGTCGCTAGGTTCTTGGAATTCCATTCTTATACCCCACTAATAATATCTACAGGTTGCCAATCCTCACTGTCATCCTCTTCCATGTAAGATGTAACAGCCAGTTGGTCAATGTAACTGAGGGAGTCAGGCAAGTCATCATGGACTCCTTGAGCAGGGAACAGGATTAACTGGTCTACAAACTCATCCCAATCTTCTTCCGAATTTAACACAATTCTGCCATGCTCGAACCTACCTTGTAAAGCCCAGATGATTCTGTCTGCTTTTTTTCTATTCCCGTGGGTCAAATCTATGATGTGAGCATAGGTGTTGTTCTTACGCATCAAGTCACTCAGATAGGGCAAAACAGCGTTCTTTAGCGCCCCCCTCTCTATCCCCACACTTAAAGGGCGGTAGTCCCGAATGGCAATCAGTATCTTAGAAGCGGTCTCTCGGATGTCCCAACGCCCATGTTCAATCTTCTCAACAAACCACTTCCCATCGTCTGTCACCTTAACGATTGAGATAGCAGACTCGTCTAGACGCTTCTTAGAATTGGCTGCTTGTTTGGCAACTTCCTCGAATCCTGCCAGGTCAACAGCGATGTAATAGCTTCCATGCTCAGGCTTTACCCCGTATTTGATCCACTCTTCCTTGAAAATATCCGAACCCGCATTGGTGAAAGAAGCCATAAACTCTTGCTTGAAAGCGAAGGAACTTAGGGTCTTTTTAGCGGAATCTATCTCTGCTTGGTCAATCAAGGGGTTATCAGCAGTGGTGAAGTGCCACGACTTCCAATCAGGATCATCCTCTGACTCGCCTAGTTTGAAGGTATCGTAGAACCAATTTCTACCTTTAGGAGTGCCAATAAAGAGTGCTCTCCCCCGTTTATCAGACAAACTTGCCCGAATGACCTGTTCCCAAGCCTCGGGTTTAATGTCTGCCACCTCATCGAGAACGGCATAGGTCAATGAGACACCACGAAGGGTATCAGGTCTATCCGCACCACGAACGTATATCCTAGCCCCGTTTATCAGGGTAATGTCCAAGTTGTTTACATGACTGCTCTGAATAACCTCTCTACCAAGGTCTAGCAGTAAGTCCCAAATAATCTGTCTTGATTGTCCCATAGTGGGACTAACGTAGAGAACCGCAGAGCCTTGTGGACACTTGAGTCCTTCTATCAGTAGGGTAACTGCCGCCATCCTACTCTTACCGCACCTACGCCCAGCAGCCACAACCTTAAACCTAGTCGTATCCTTAAATACCTCTTGTTGCCAGGGCAAGAGACTAAAGTTCAGATCAGCCATATTTAGCCTCTACATCTTCAGGTTGTTCAGTGTCCACTACCATTGGTTCTTGTCCTAAACCAGTGATATTGATGGTTACGGCACTTCTTTGAGACTTATCCTTTTCAAACAAAGAAACAGGAAGAGTCCTATCAAGACACATCTTGAGTGCTACCAATTGATGTGGATGCTCATCATTAAGGGCTATCTCAATAACCTTCTGAGCCACATCCTTACCTCCAGACCTAATCATAAGCTCTTTAAGCTCTTTGAGACGTTGATGGTCTGTCTTAGGTAGTACTAGGGGTGGATTGTCAGCAAACCTCTGTATGGTCATCTTAACGCTTCCCTTGGGCCTTCCTCGACCTCTCTTTAATGTTTCCACTTTTTTCCCTTTCTAGGAAGTGATTACCGATATTACCTTTTTTACCTTTTCAGAGGATAGGCGGGTACACAAATATCTACAGACCCAACCTACCCCCTCCCCCCCCCTACTGTATGCCCATCCACCTAGGGTTTACCCTTAAGGGTTTATACCTAAGGGTAGGGTTTTCACCTAAGGGT